CAGCACCTGCACCTGCTCCAGCACCAGCACCAGCACCAGCACCAGCACCAGCACCAGCACCTGCACCAGCACCAGCACCAGCACCAGCACCAGCACCTGCACCAGCTCCTGCACCAGCACCAGCACCAGCACCTGCACCAGCTCCTGCACCAGCAACCGGTGCAATGACTCCTGAAGAACTGAATGCTGCATTAGTTGTTGAGTTCCGTCGTTTAGGTTCTCGTGAAGCAATTGATAATGCAATGGCTGAACTTGGTGTGACTTCTGTTAATAACTTAACACCTGATCAATACCAACCTCTACTTACTAAAGTTCAGAGTATTCAGTAATGACTGGTCACGCCCGTTTAGGGCCTAGTAATCACCGTTGGCCCAATTGCCCTGGGTCAGTGCGTGAAGAAGCAAACTACGTCGATATAGCAGGTGAAGCTGCTATTGATGGCACTGGTAGTCATCTGTTACTTGAAATGTGTATGGACAACAACGTCCCTGCAATTCAATACGATCAGCAGATTATTGGTGCCAATCACCCAGACCATTCAAGCGGTTGGTTAGTTGGTATCGAACGTTGTCAACGTGTGCAGATGTGTCTTGACTACATCACCCGTCGTGTCAATGAACTTAAAACTGAGTTCCCTGACAGCGTAGTGACTGTTGAAGCTGAATCGAAGTCTGATCCAGGTAGCGCATTCGGGCGTGATGACTGGTGGGGTACTTGTGACATCACAATCACATGTAGCCGTGGTGAAGTAGCACTGTTCATTGAAGGTGTTGACTATAAAGATGGTCGTGGTTGGGTCAATGCTAAAGACAACAGTCAACTAATATCTTATCTATTCGGTAAAATGTTACCTTATGTAGATGACACACTTGTACCCGACTACGTTAAAAATTGTCGCATGACTATCGTGCAACCGAAAACTAACCCAGTCATACGGTATCAATGTAGTACCAGACCAGAAGATAACATATCACCAGCTTCAGTAGTTGCTAAAGCGGTTGAAATGAATCGTGCTGCTACTGTAACCGATGATCCTAATGCACCTTGCTTCAGTGGTAAACACTGTCAATGGTGTAAAGCTAACCCTAAACGTGGTGGTCACTGTGTGACTGCAACTGAGGAATCAATAAAAGTGGTGACAGATATGAGTAGCACCGAGTTAATGCCAATTGTAGAACTGCCAATGTTTGAGCAGATCACCAAGGTTATCGCTGACCCAAAGTCACTGACCTCTGACCAACTGGCTGAACTGGCAAGCACTGAAGATGCTTTCATGGCAGCATTTGATGCATGTAAAGCTGAGATCAAAGTGCGCATTGAAGCTGGTCAACAGGTCAGTGGTTATGCAATGCAAGCTGGTAGAACGAGTCGTAAGTGGAATGTTTCCGAAGAAGAGATTGTCAAGAAGCTCAAGTCACGAAAATTGAAACTTGATGACATCTATCCGAAGAAGCTGATCAGCGTTGCTGCACTGTTGAAGTTGGACAAACTGACTGATGCACAGAAGAAGAAGATCGAAGCTGACTTGGTTGCAGATGTAGCCGGTAAATTAACTTTGCAAAAAGTTGCACATAGTGTTGTACAAAGTTCCACAAGTGAGTTAGAATTAGCTAATCAAATGTTCTCTGATGTACCAGAAGTCACTGCAACATTAACGATGACAGCTAAAGCCGAAGGTGTTACATATGAAGCTTATATGGCTACACCAGGTTGGACTGACGCACTGTTAATACAAGAAGGGTTAGCTGAAATGGTTAACTCATCAACATTCTTTTAAGGAATAAATAAAATGGCTACAATTAAAGGTATTATCTCATTTCCTGCACTGTTCGTTGCTAAACTTGCAAAGGGTGCGACTGACCCTAAGTTCGGTTGTTCAGTGTTAATCGCACCAGGTGACCCACAGATTGCAGTGTTGTTAGCTGAAGTTGAAGCGGCTAAAGCTAACTCATTCCCTTCTGGTTACAATGGCGCTGATGAATGTTTCGCACCGTATGACACTAAGTATGCTGGTAAAGATTACTATGACCCACGCTTCAGTGGTTGGTACGTGTTCAGTTGTTCAGCTAAAGCTGATGACAAACCATCAGTTGTTGACATGGCCCGTATGCCGATTGTTGATCCTAGCAAAGTGTTCAGTGGTATGGTTGCATATGTCAGTGCAGGTATCAGTGGTTACACCAAAGGTAAAGGTGGTATCGGTGGTTGGTTGAACGGTGTGTTAGTCTCAGATGAAGAACCGACAATGGGTCGTCTTGATGGTAAACCATCGGTTGATCAGATGTTCGCTGCTGTACCTGGTGGAGCTGCACCCGCTAGTTCACCAGCTCCAAATGCTGCTCCTGCACCAAATGCTGCACCAGCTCCACTGACCATGACTGCTAAAGCTGCTGGTGTAACACTGGAACAGTATCTTGCTACACCAGGTTGGACTGAACAGATGCTGATTGACCAAGGTCTTGCGACTCGTCCAGCTCCTGCACCAGCACCAGCACCTGCACCTGCTCCGGCTCCAGCACCTGCACCAGCACCAGCACCAGCACCTGCTCCGGCTCCGGCTCCAGCACCTGCACCAGCACCAGCACCTGCAACGTTGACCATGACAGCTAAAGCTGCTGGTGTAACACTGGAACAGTACCTTGCTACACCAGGTTGGACTGAGCAGATGTTAATCGACCAAGGTCTTGCAATCCGTCCGTCGTTCGCTTAGTAACGCCTTTGACCCTGTGCAGTTAGCAGGGTCCTTTTGAATGATACTGACTGCTGGATTGTAAGCGGGGTTCGAGTCCCTGGGTAGGTCAGGATGTTCAGTGATAACTGTGGTTGAGTGTTCGATTCACTCAGGTCAGTGTCATTCAAAAGGAGAAACAACATGGCTAATAACAGTTGGGGTACACCACCCCATTTCATTGAATCAGCTCGAAAGGTTATGGGGTCAATTGACACTGACCCTGCATCTAACGATGAAGCACAGAAGATTGTCAAAGCTGGTATTCATTACACCGAAAACAACTCAGGGCTTGATCACTGCTGGTTGGGTAACGTGTGGTTAAACCCACCATACGGTCGTGGTCTAGCTAAACCCTTTGTCAATTGGCTTGTTGAACTATATTCGAGTGGTAAAACACAGCAAGCCGTGGTCCTGCTTAACAGTGTGTACTCATCACAATGGTGGAAGGAATCAGAGATAGGTCAAGTGTGTTCAGCTATCTGCTTACCGGACCACCGCATTGCATTCATCAACCCTGACACGGGTAAACCTGAAAAGGGTAATGACCGTGAACAGATTATAACTTACCTTGGTGACAACCCTACCAAATTTTGTGAAGAGTTCAGCCAGTACGGTATGTGCGCTTTACCCTTCCGACCTGTAACATTCCTATAAGGTGACAACTAATGGCACGAAGAACGGATTTCAGACCAGCGATAACATACACCGGTCAAAAGATACAAGGTACTGTCGAAATATCTTACAAGATAGATGGTATCCGTATCTTAATGCGTGATGGTAAAATGGTCACCCGCAACAATAAAGTACCACCAGGGTTAGACATCGCGCTGACTCATGGTGCTAAATGTATGATTGATTTATACAAGGACTGTGAAGTTTATGCAGGGTCATTCGTCAAAAGTAATTCACCGATGCAACAGCATGAACCTGAACCAAACTGCTTGACTGAAGACATGGTGTATGCGTTAGACTATGAAGACTTTTCTGGTAACAAGCATGAAGTCGATCACCGCTTACGTGTAGCCACAGTCACTGATCCAACACCTGAACTGATTGCTGAGTATCTTGCTGCTGCACTTGAATTAGGTTATGAGGGTTTAGTGCTGCGAACTGATGACCGGTGGTATCGCGCAAAGCCTAAAGCAACTGCTGATGTATTCATCACTGGTAACTTTGAACAGCTCGACAAGAACAAAGTACCAAAGGGTCAACTTGGTGGGTTCACTACCGCATACGGTAAAGTCACAGCGTTCACTGATGAAATGCGTAAACAGTTATGGGACAACCCTGACCAGTACACAGGTCGATTAATGGAAGTTCAATATAAAGAGCTATTCGATTCGGGTTCATTCCGTTACGCTGTAACATTCCTTCGATTCAGAGATGACAAAGACACTGAATCATTCGACACTAAAGGTAACATGAAATGATGGCATATCAAACAATGCAACTTAAACTGGTGAAATCCACCAAAGGTACACACGTTTACGGTGATGACAGCGACGATGCAACCATCCCAACTGTGTATATTAAAAAGTCGGGTCTACCAAACAATCCACCTAAAACAATAACAATGTCATTGGAGTATGAAGCTAATGATTAAACCAGATTTCCTTTTCGGTATAACACCTGGTGATGTGTCATACGATGAAGAGACATTCCCAAACGCTTTCACCATTGGCTTTATGCATCGGGTAACCCGACGTAAGTGGGTCTTTGAAATCAGTGACCGACGTAATGACATTCAGATGTTGTGTCTGTTCATTGAAGAGTTAGCTGTGCAGAAGTGTCGTATGATCGGTTACAACAATATTGGTTTCGATTACCCTGTGCTTCACTTCATCTACAAAAATCGTAAGGCTTGTTTGACGTACACTGACATTTATAACAAAGCAATGTCAATCATCAACGCACCACATAACGCACGCTTTGCTCACATGGTGTGGGAATCAGATTGGATAGTTGAACAGCTCGACCTTTACAAGATCCACCACTTCGACAACATGTCTAAGGCCACCAGCCTGAAGATGCTCGAATTTAATATGGGTATGAGTAGCATTGAAGACCTACCGTTTCCAGTTGGCACCACGCTAACCAGTGAACAGATTGACGTTTTAATCTCGTACATGTGGCATGACATCGACGCAACTGATATGTTCGCTGATAGAACTATGACTCAGATTGCAATGCGTGAAGGGTTATCCAATACCTTTGACAAGAACATGATGAACATGAGTGACGTTAAAATCGGTGAAGTCATCCTGGTTACTGAGATGGAAAAACGTGGTATTAAATGTTATGAGTACGTCGATAACAAGAAAAAGAAACGTCAGACAAAACGTGAAAGTGTTGACCTTGGTCAGGTTATCTTTCCTTATGTCAACTTCAATCGTGTTGAGTTTCAAAACATTCACAACTATTTAGCAGCACGTGTGATAACAGAATTCAAAGGTGTGTTTGCTGGTCTAGTTGCAACTGTTGACGGTGTTGATTACAAGTTTGGCACAGGTGGTATTCACGCATCAGTTGAATCACAAGTGGTTCATAGCACCAACACACACCAGTTAGTCGATGTTGATGTTGCAAGTTTCTATCCTAACCTTGGTATCAAAAATCATTTGTTCCCTGCTCACCTTGGTCAAGAATTCTGTGATGCATACTTGAATGTTTACCACACCCGTAAGACTTACGCGAAAGGCACTGCTGAGAATGGTGCATTTAAACTAGCACTCAATGGTGCATACGGTGGGAGTAACAACGAGTTCAGCCCATTCTTTGATTCGTTTTACACCATGTCAATCACCATCAATGGTCAGCTACTGTTGTGCATGTTGATTGAAGAGATGTTGAAGGTGCCAGGGTTGCGCATGATACAGGCTAACACTGATGGTATTACTTACCTTTGCCCACGTGAGTACCTTGAACATACTCGTGCTGTTTGTCGCTGGTGGGAAGGTATCACTGACCTTGAACTTGAAGAAGCGTTATACAGTCGCATGTTTATCCGTGACGTGAATAGTTACATGGCTGAATATGAAGGTGGTAAACTGAAACGTATCGGTGCGTATGCACACATCACTGCTGAAGAAGACCCTGGTACACGTGAATTACCTTATCATAAAAATTGGTCATCACGTGTTGTGGCTAAAGCTGCTGAAGCTGCACTGGTTCGCGGTGAAGATATTCGTGAATTCATCACTGGTCACGCTGACATCTTTGACTTCTTCCTGCGTGCTAAAGTGCCACGTAGTAATGTACTTGAATGGGGTGGTGAACAGGTCAACAACATTGTGAGATATTACATCAGTGTTGATGGTAAGCCACTTGAAAAGGTCATGCCACCCAACGGTCCTTTCGGTGAATACAAACGTGCTAACAAGCTGACCAATTCATACTTCAGTCAGGTCATGGAAGAAATAGGCCCTGGTGTATGGGACGAACGGATTCACACCAAGAATCAATCAATGTACGCAGAACGTCGATCAGGTATCAACACTGGTTGGAAGGTTCAACTGTGTAATGATTTACCACCAGTTATCGCTGACATTGATTATATTGAACATGGTGGTAATGACGGTGGTGACATTGCTGAATATGAATCGTGGAGGAGTGACATCAACTATGAATGGTATATACAAGAAGCTGAAAAACTTGTTAAACCACTTATTCAAAACACGTGATTAATGTTGACTAACGTGGGACAATGTGCAACACTCAGTGTAAGTTAAACAAAGAGGTGACGAACATGCTTAAAAGTATGAACTTTAAAAATGATTCACGTGACTCTAAAGCACAGGAATTAACTGAGTGTTTGCGGTTGTTAGACCTAATGGTGCACACGTGCTACTGCAACAATAAAAGAAAATCAACTGAACCTGAGTACAAACCACGCATTGTGATTTACCTGGGTCATTTAGAGTTCTGTGCGTTGATGGACTTATCACGCAATTGTCGTGACATTGCAACCACAGAAACCTATCGTGATTTCCCCGTGACATTGGTCAGTGAAGATACTCACTGCAAAGTGTTCTGTCTTAATCCAGTGGTGAAGTAATGGGTGTACGTGAAAATAAGGTTGAACGTTATCTTGACAAAGAGGTTGTCAAGCTTTTTGGTCTGACTCGTAAGTGGGTCAGTCCTGGGCGCGACGGTGTACCTGACCGCATTGTTATCGTCAACGGTGTTGTGTGGTTCGTGGAAATAAAGACCACCGATGGTGTGTTGTCCGATGCACAGAAGCGTGAGCACATAAGACTGCGTAACGCTGGTGCTAATGTCACCACTGTCTCAGGTAACGCTGGTGTCGATTCATTTATTAAGGAATTATCATGCATAAATTAACACGTGAAGGTGATGAACAGGTTTGCAGTTGTGGCCTACGTTGGGACCTTGGTGAAGCTGATCCACACAAAGAATGTTACCAGTGTGAACAACCGACTGCGTATCTATTCCCTGATAGCCGGTGTAGCGAGTGTACCCGTTTGACACCTGATGAGTTGAAAGGTGAATCATGAAAGAACTATTAACACCGCAGATGCTTCATGCTTATCAGCGTGAGTGTGTCATGCACCAGCTCCAAAATGATGACTCAATGCTGTGGTTGCAAATGGGACTGGGTAAAACACCGATCACCCTGACCACTATCGTTGACCGTATGCGTGCGGGTCAGGTGAAGAAGACGTTGATCTTCGGACCCCTGCGAGTCATACAAGCGGTTTGGGCGCGTGAGTCACGCAAATGGTCACATACTCAACATCTGCGCTTCAGCGTCATCCACGGTAACAAAGAGAAGCGTGCACGTGCACTGTTTGCTGATGCTGATGTTTACCTCATCAACTATGAAGCAATGAACTGGTTAGCTGAAACACTGGACCACTATTATCTGTCCCAAGGTAAACCGTTACCGTTTGAAATGGTTGTCTATGATGAAGTGTCAAAGCTGAAGAACTCCACAACGTTACGCATGAAAGGTGGTAAGCGTGACCGCATGGATGGTCGCGGTGAACCAGTCACGATCAAGGTTACCGGTTGGCGCAAGATGTTGGACCAGTTTAAATACAGGACAGGTCTGACTGGTACACCTGCATCAAATGGTTACCTTGACCTTCATGGTCAGTTCTTGGCTGTTGACGGTGGTGAACGCCTTGGTGAATTTATCACCCATTATAAAGACAGTTACTTTGCATCAGATTACAGTGGGTGGTCATACTCCCCGACTGAGTTGGGTAAAGAGTGGATCGAGTTTAAGATCAGCGACATCACTAAAAAAATGGACGCTTGTGATTACCTGGACCTACCTGAATGTAATGTCACTAACATGATGGTTGACCTACCAGCCAATGCACGTAAGGCTTATGCTGAAGTTGAAAAGAACATGTTCACACAGCTCGACTCCGGTCAAGAAGTTGAAGTGTTCAGTCGGTCATCAGTATCAAATAAATGTTTACAGTTCTGCAATGGTTCACCATACCTGTCAAGTGATTCACCAGAATACGAGTCAGTTCACGACGCTAAACTTGACGCACTTGAAGAAGTGTTAGAAGAAGCAGGTGGTGCACCAGTACTGTGCAGTTATGCATTCAAGGCTGATGCTGAACGTATCATGAAGAAGTTCAAGAAGTATAAACCTGTGAACTTAACCAAGACCAAATCATCTGACACTGAGCGCATCATCAATGAATGGAACAGTGGTAAGATTAAGTTGATGATCGGTCACCCTGCTTCAATGGGTCATGGTGTAGATGGTCTTCAGGATTCAGGTTCTATACTGGTGTGGTTTGGTTTGAACTGGTCACTGGAATTGTACGAACAAATGTGTGGTCGGTTGGATCGTCAAGGTCAAACGAAGTCAGTGTCAATCATCAGAATACTTTGCAATGACACCGTTGACCTTGCGGTTGCTGATGCCATTGAACGTAAGACTGATGATCAAGAAGGTCTGAAGAATGCATTGCAAAGATACCGTGATGGTGTAACAACCAATGATTTATCAGTTAACTTTTTCTAATTACTTGTAATGTTCAATAACCCATTTGAGGAACACACCGATAACTGCGAACCCGCTTAACCACTTAACGAATTGACCCAACATTGACATTGTTTTCACAGTACCGTTTGCTGCTTGCCACGCAAGAACAATGTCGCGGGTTGATTCAGTTAACTCTTTTGTTGAGTTAGTTAGATTTTTTATAGATTCGGTGTTAAGTTCCTGTGCACTTATAAGATGGTCCCACCGTTTATCTTCCGCTTCACAATGCTGCTTGTACTCATCAATGTGATTGTCTAGCTTCTGTTGCAGTAACACGATCTGTTTGTCACCTTTCCGTTTGTCATTTTCCATTAGTCACTCCTGTTAAATACGGATTCACTATAGCAGTTAACACCTTCACACCACAATTCAGCTTCAGCAGCACGACGACGGGACAACCCACGCAATACTCGACCACCTGCTTTATTCCACCGTGACAATTGGTATGGTACATCTTCCCAGTCATTACTGTTGATCCTGCGTCTAAGTGTTGATGCACGAAATGCACCACTACCCAGGTTGTAAACGAAACTTGCAAGTGCTGCACGCTGTATGTCATTCAGATACGGTTTGCAATATCTAATAACAGCACGTTCAGCTTTCACAAGTTCGTGGTGTAGCCATGCTTCAGCTTTCCCCCTGGTGCATTCAGGGTCAAACTTGGTGACACGCTTACCGTTAGGGTATCGAGTAGTACCGAAACCGATGGTCCACACTCCTGCTGAACAGCGATAAGGGGTTGACGAATACCCCTCAAATAATGTAACTAAGTCAACCCCTCTTTTTATCATTTGCGTGATGACCTATATCCGAATAAGAAACCTAACACTGCTTGAATTGATTCACCGATGAGTGAACCCCATAACAGATCAACCGCTTGTTCAGTGTCCTGTATTGAATCAACTTGGCTCAACACTGCATAGGTGTAGCACGATGCCATAACAGCAAACAGTGTGATGATGATGGTGACCGCGAAGGGTCGCATTGCTGCGTTCCATGCATCAACCCAGTTGATACCTACACCCTTCAGACTAGCTGTTGCTATCTTAGATTGAGCATCATAAGCTGCAATGTCAACTTCACGGTCCATCTCAGCAACACGTGTTTCACCTTCCTTCTCAGCTATTTTAAGTTGCAGTTCAGTCTGCACTGTGAGCATCTCCATCTCACGTTTATGCTCACGAGATGCACCCCACTCTTTCAACAGGTTGGGTACTGTACCGGATATTAAACCGGTGATTGTCGATATTAATGCTGTGATCATGATTGTTCCTTTATTGATTATATGGTCTGTACAACACCACTGATAGTCATCTTAGAAGCTGGTGTTGTGAAATCAACCCATCGTTCACCACTGACTTCACCGAAAATATTAGTACCTGGTGTGAACGTTGATAAGTGGTTGACCATTGAAGTACCTGCACCCGCACCAAGCGCGATCAACTGTGACGCTCCAATAGCAAATGGTATTGTTGACACTAACATACCGTTTTTGTAAATAACTGTATTACCACCACCATTGGATATTGTTGTTACTAATATGTCGATTCTAGTTTCAGCGTTCAGAGTTTGAGTGAATTGATTCACAAAATCTATCTGCGTTGTTGTACCGTCAGTGTTTGTCAGGGTTGTCGTAATGTCTATATCTGCACCATTTTGCACAAACTTAACATCGAGAGATAACTGATACTCTTCCGCAAACTCATTTCTGCGCATCATAGACAGTGTGAACCCGTCAGTAGGTAAGCAACGCATTCGGTGTACCTGTGACTGATGTGTTGGGTTGACCATCAAACCCACCGTCGCAAACTTACCTGGGTTAATTATTTGAGTAGCACCAGTTTCACGTGACAGTTTAGCATCTGAGTCTCTACCATCTGAATACGAGTGAGGTGACATGTTGTCTCTGAATGTTTCATTTATTGATAAGTCAATGTAAACACCTTCGTCAGTAACAATTGATGCTGTCGAGAATTCAGCCGTACTGGTTGTGTCAGAGAATATTTTTATCTTATTCAAACCAGGTTTAATTCTGGAAACAATAATTGGTGCACCGTTTGTTTTAAATGATGCACCAGCCATTGTACCTAATAGGTAATCAGAGAATGGTATGTTTGCGATCTCTTCATTGTTAACAAATAATTTAGGTAATTTCGTTGCGTGGTTCTCCCTGGTACATTCCAACGCTAAATTAGAGAATTCATACTCTTCAACGAAGAACCACATGACAGCACCGTCAAAACCTGCTGACGGTGTTATTCTAGCGTTCGTTGAGTTAGGTGCTAATGCGTCAGTGAACGCCACGTTTGCTGTACCATCGTAAACGAAATAAGGTTCTATTGGTGGCACCTTGCTACCGGTGGTCATTACAAGCCTTTCAGATGCAAGCATGTAACAGAAAATCATACCCGCAAATTCTCTATCACCACGTGCGTTGAAGTGTATGAAATCAGTGTATATGTCATGCCAATTGTAAGCCTGTTTTTGGATCATGTTTAAAATGATTCTATTCACATCAAGGTTTGGCACACGGTGTCGGTCAGCCAACTCCACCCCTGAACGTCTGTAAAGGTCAATGTAACGTTTCACGTCATCAGTGTGACTCATCGTTGGTGTTATGTTCATAGACATGATAGCGCGACCTTCGTCTTTCGCTAGTGTGTACATTGAAAGCATTGAGTCTATGAACGTGTCAATGGTCGTTGTCGCGTATTGTAAAGCATCGTTCATCCCCGTCATTAGTATCACCATGTCAGGGTTCTCGGTGGTGACAGCAGTGGGCCATTCCGCTAAAATTTGATCAGACCTGTAACCGCTAAACGCTTTTTGCACGACCGTTATGTTCGTGTTTCGGTAGTAGTCGCGTAAAAACTCTTCAAGTGCTGACGGGTAAAAACCAGCGGTGAGACTGTCACCAAGGCACACTATTCTAACAATACTACCATCTTCCATCGCTCTTTTTACGCTGCTGAACTTGTCATCATAGTAAGATGCAGATTCAGCATCCCAGTTGACGCGCATCTTGATTGACAGTAGAGGTAGTGCAATTGATTCAAAAACATACTTCCCATCAGCAGTCACACCAGATGAAGCAACTACATCCCACATTCCACCCTGCTTGATATTACATGACTGGTTTATCTTCAAGTCGGGATCGTTTATGGCTGACGTTACTGTTGGATAATTGATAACAACTTTGTCAGCCGCAATTTCGTCACTGGTTAAAGCAGAAAAAGGGTCGTAATTCTCAAGACCATCTAGGTCACCGTTCCACCGTAGAGCTGCACCAGGGAAAGGTTCATCTAATGATAAAGGTAACGGTCCACTATATGAGTCAGGTAGTCGCGGTGATCTGTCGTTTCTGTCAAGCAACTGCTGAATTAACAACGTCAATTTATCCATCGCAAATTCATGTAAGTCAGGAAAAAAAGCACCTTGTGACTGAAACGCAGTCAATTGAGTCTCTTCGAAGTTAGAACGTATATACCATTCAAACCCTGAAGGTAGTGCACCACTTACACGTGTGATAGTACCACCACCGTCAACCCCAACGGTGTTAACTGTATAGTGAGTGTCAACAATCAGTAAGTTTTGAGTACCTTGGTCGTCAGTCTCGTACACACTCAATTCTGTTTTGTCTTCAATTCTGAACGTGTAGCTGAATGTATCCGCAATGTCGTTCCCAACATAAGGGCCAGATGTTATCTTTTTAGTATTAATTGTCATGGTGACACTCCAGTATATGATTTTTAAAGTCTATCATTATTTACGTTCAGGACCAAATAGGAACTGGTGTGTCGTAAACTCTTCACCATCAGCAATAACATCATATAGATGTTCACCGGTGGCCCACGCTTGACCTGTTCCTGGTAAGCCTATTGTAACACCGGCTAGTTTACTAACTGCTTTAATTTGACCTTTAGTCATTTCACCATCAGCAAGTATCGCGTTTGAAATCCCAGTAAGACCCTGCAACCCTTGTTCAACCTGTGATGTAACTGGTGATGCATTGTAACCGTAACCACTCACCACACCATTGACAACATCACGTACAAAAGGTATTGACTGAATAGGGTACAGTGCGACTTTAGTCAGCATATTTTGCAACCTTTCATCTTCGTCATCAGGTTCAGCAAACTCACCACGCATCATCATTTCAAATATCACAGGTATAGTGAACAAGAACATAGCTTTAGCCGCTACCGTTGTAGTTGAGTATGCGCCTGACCTAGCTCCTTTCACTATGTCACGTTCCATGTTCCATAGTGAGCTGAAGAACGTCATGAACATTGTGAAGATAGTATGGGTCTTAGTTTGGTTACGCATCAGACCAGCCATGTCTTTAGTGGCACCCGAACCTTGTACGTTTTCAATCACCCAGTCAGCGTATTGAAACGCTTTAGCCTCGTCACCGGACTGACCTAATTCTTTAATGTATGCAGCGTGCCAAGATGGTAAATCAACCATGTAAGTTTGAATCAGTGCAATGTGTTTCATTGATGCTTCTTGAACAGCAGCGAGTACACCACGTTTACTTTCGAGCTGTTGCATGGCGTTCATCATTTCACGATCCATTGTATCTGTACGGTGCTTCAGCACTTTAGAATTTTCAATGGCAAATTCCCATGCACTGCGCATTGTGGATACACTACCCAATACTGTACGCATTGACTGCATCACATTCTCAAGACCAACCTCAGTGATTGTGTTAGACAGACCACTGATCTGAATGATACCTGTTGACGCTTTGAAACCCATCACACCCAGTGTTGTACCTAAACGTAATTTATTGAACATAGCATCAACCAGTGATTTAGTTGGTGCATTACGACCATCTTTAGCAATATCATTCAACCAGGGTTTAAGTTGTGCAAACTCTTCAGGACCCAGTTTTTCAGTCACTGCTTTCTTGATACGGGGGTCACGTAGTAATCTGTTAATCTCACGCACTGCATCATGGTGGGTGATATAGTGAATCGTTTCTTGAATGTGATTAGGTACAACGTTCAACGTCAAGTGGATCGGTGCATAGTAACCAGTACGCTCGTTAGTAGAACCTGCGTTCACCGATGACTGTATGCTTGCGTTGCTTGCGAACATCGAACCCACTTCAGCATCACTACGTTCTTCAAACTCTGCTGCTTTATTATCACGAGCAGGGTCATACTTCACCGGATAATAACCACCTTTGAATGTACCGTGTTCAGTGACTACTGGTGTAGCTTCAACTTTCGGTGGTACAAGACCTGTGGTGCGACGATGTACTTCAGCGAGTTTAGGATACAACAGATCAATCTGGTCCCACATTTTTTGAACCATCATCCAATCAGATTTAGTCATGTGACTTAATACTGCTTGTAGCTTTTCGTTTTGTAAGCTGATTTCACCATCAATCTCAGGGTTAGCCCACTGTTCACCAAGTAGTAACTTTCTAAGGTTCCCAGCGTTACCCGTATTTAGTGCAACTGCAATTATTTCATGACCTTTCAAGTTACCGGTGTGAGTACCGTTAGCAGTACCTTTGATTTCAGGGATGAAGAACGTGGTGTTGTGACGCTTCACATCTTCTTTGCTACGGTTCTTAATCATATCTGTTACAGGCTTACCCACTTCAGCAAACATCTCTAATTCAGCGTTGAATGCATCGGTCATAGGTTGTGAGAATGATGTGAACCATGTACCCACTCGTTCGTTACCATCCATCCATGACATCATGAAAGGTATCTTAGTCATCTGAGCCATAGCCCAACGACCTTTCTGTTCAGCCCACGACACATCATCTGCTGTACTGGCTTTCTTGGTGAATCGACCAGTACCAGTTTCAGCAGCAGTGTTCACCAGCTTTTCAACAAGGTTGTTGTATTCAATCTCTTCACCCATGCGAGTCAGCTTATTAGCATAGCGTGCAACATGCTCAATGTTCTTCACTGAATCATTGATACCCTGTAAGTCGCTGTAAGCAACATTTTTCCAGTGTGTGATGTACGACTCGTTTAACACTGCGTTGTGGAGCACCAGACCATCACCGTCAACTTCCATGCGCTCATTAGCCCACGTGTTAATGTCCTGGTTAACTTGGTCAACCTGATTCAGTGTTGCTGACTTTCTGAATTCAAAACGTTCCAGTATCTTAACGATTTGATCCCAGTAACCACCTTCCGCTTTTTGGATTTCTTCACGCACCTTCTTCTTGTTATAACGCGCCATCCTGTCAACGATTTTCGTGGTGTCATTCTTCGCCTCCGTTGCAGCCATACCTAAGTAGTAGTTCAATGCTTGACGTGATTTAGCTTGTGCAGCACCTTCTTTGTTACCTTCAGCTAACATACGTGCAGACTGTTGTGCAGCGTTGATCTCAGCCTTGCGATATTTACCAGGGTGAATCTCTCTGAATGACAGTTGACCAATACGGTCAGTTGCAATTGACTTCATGGTGTTACGGTCTAATGTGCGTTGACTCGTACCACGTGACAATATCTTCAACTCATGCAGTATCAATTTACCACGTTCTTCATTCTGCACAGCTTCATCAGCTTGTTGCTCAATGGTGCCATCAGTGAACACATCACCATGACGTTCAATCATCTGCGCTTCAGCATTAGCTTCAGCAGTTTCTTTGATCGGTGGTGTAGCCATCAATTCAGCTAACATCTCTGAACCTGAGTTATAACCGAAAAACGCAGCAGCCTCATCAGGGTGAACACCTTTCTGACCTTTGGCAGTCATACCGCGCAATTTGTCAGACACACGGGTTGACTTGCGACCCAGTTTATCTTCACGCACTTCACCGACCATCTCTTTCACAGTCGCATGGTCAAGTTTAATGTCACCATCTTTCAATCGTGCAATTGTGGTATAAATACGTTCACCAGATAAACGGTCAATTTCTTCATCAACGATGTCAGACTTCTCTTCTTTCCACCATTGCTTAGTTTTACGTGTAAGTGCTTTGATCAGTTGGTCACGCAGTGTTTCAGTCTGTACATCTTTGACCTTCTCCTGACGCTGCTGGTAGTCGCTGAACTCTTCTTCAGTCATACCCGCCACAGTTGCATCAGTGAACATAGGTTCAATGCGTGCACGTGATTCAGCAGCAGCAATCTGGTCTTCAGTTGCAAGTAAACGGTCAAACACTTGACGCATCTCGTTATCAAGTTTCACATTTAGATCACCACGCAATGCCTGGTAGATCTGAGCAAGCCAACGTGAGAAAGTTCTGAATGCATTACGCAGTTCGATAGATGGTGATTTACCTTCCATCAAGTATGTTTCAAAGCCACGTGCAAACTGTTCATGTACAGCACGACGGATGGCGTTATCTTTGTCAGTGCTACCGGTTGCACCAGTGTCAAGGTAGTTCACCACATCAGCTTCATTCACAGTCTGCTTGTTGTCATTGGTGCGCTCACCCTGCTTCAGTGCATCAAAGTTACCGTTTAGGTTCTTGGTAGCTTCAGCAGCAACTTCAACTGAGTTACGCTTGTACCAGTTGTTGATGCTTTGATTCATGTCAGTGTTACCTGACGCTTCCATCTCATACATGAAGTGTGCAAACTCATGAAGGAATGTTGACAGATCAGCCGATTCAGTTAAACGAATAACACTGTTAGCAGGGTCATAGTAACCACGTGCACCACCAGTGTCAGGTTGCTGTGCGAACTGTTGTGTGTCATAAGTCAAAGGTTTACCAGGTGCTAGGTCTGACCATACGTCACTTAAAGATGTGTAAGCACCCCATGTACCTTTAGGTATGTAAACCCATTCATTAAAGTCAGCACCATACCAATATAAATCTTCTTTACTGATCGTCTTTTGTTTTGTTACCGCTTTTTCACCTGTGGTGTTACTTTCGTGACCTTTTGCATAAGTCTTAGCTACACCGACCCAATCACCCGCTTCAATTTTACCGGACTTTGGCATTGCTCTGAAAATAGTAATTTTGTCACTGTCACTTGATATAGCGTTAGCTGCTGCTTTTTCTTCTGGTGTACCGAAGCGTTGAGCGTCTTCAACCATGTCAGGTTGCAGTTCAATAACATTTGCAGCAGTTTCAACGTCAGGGTCCAACGCGATCACAGCTCGTGCAATGCGCGTGCGGTTGCGGTCTGAAACATCTAACATGTCAGCAGTGAGCAATCTATTAAACTCTTGGAAGTTGTCAGCGTATTCAGCTAATGATTTAACATCAGCGTCAAAATCACCGGTTGCCTTTGGCGCATCATTGATACGACGCTCACGACGTTGATGTTCTTCTCTTTCTGCTCTGACCTTCTTCTGTTCTTCTTCACGTTGTTGCTTTGACTCTTCTGGTTCAGCTTTTCGTTGAGCACTGTTTATTTTATTCTTTAAAAAGGTACGTGATTCAAATTCATCAACTTCGGTTATTTTATCCGTTTTATTGTTAACACGATAAACGGTGCCATCAGCCATCAGGTAGCTTGTACGAATTCTATTATGAAACCCTAGTATAGGTGACTTACCTGATTCATCTTTAACTAACTGGACATGTGGGAATTGCTCATTGTCGAACTCACCAAGTAAACGTGTACCTGCTTCAGCTTTGAATGTGGCTATGGCTAACTGCTGACCGTCCATCTCGATCATGTCTACGTTTGACAAAGGCTCTTGAGTCAGTACCTGTTCACCTTCGAGGCGCGACAACTCACCAGTTTGTGGCCCTTCAATAGTCAAACCTGCATCTTGATAAACCTGTTGTACTGTCTTACCGCTACTACGTGCTTGAGCTGTTGCCCAGGCTGGTACAATCTGAGCCATGACTGAAGCATTAGCAGCATTCACTGCACCGGTGTCAATCAGTTGGTCACGAACTGTGGTGTATATTTCTTGTGCTTCAACATACTCAGAAGCGTTTTCATTAGCTTCAGCCATCAAAGTGTTGACGTATGCTTCAGTTTCAACCTTGTGCTGTTCTTGACGGAATGGTGAAACTGTTTCCTCACTCATCGTCATGTGTTCACGTAACTGGGTGAATGTGTCAGTACCAGCAATGTCACCGGTGAAGTCATCAATAGGCACAGTAACATCAGCACCCGTCGCACGCGATTCACGAGCAGCATTAGCAAGTGCTTTCAGACCAGGGTCAGCTTCAATCTCTTCACGTGTTTTACTTTGCAAGTACAACGCTGTTTGCACACCATCAATAAACACGTGTGTGTCATTCTCGCTATCAGCTTCACGCACAAACTGCTTGAATGATTCAACATCACGTTCACGCAGTTTAGATTTAGCAGAATCAGCACTTAACTTGTCGATGTTACGTTGTTCAACATCACCCTGTGTTTCTCTACTCTGTTCAGTCTGAGTCAATTTGTTGATGGTTTTATTGACAGCAGTAACAGCCGTGATCTGAGTACCACCGGCTACAATGGTAGCAATAGCAGTCACAGCTTGACGACGTAACTGAATGTTAATTATTTCTTGAGCACCTTCAGCATTCTCTAATTCTTTATCAAGGCCAAACATGAACGAGTTAACAGTTTGCAATGCTGTAGCAAGTTGCTCAGTTCCCATTTCCTGTACTGCAAACTTCAATGCTTTTTTAGACAACCCAGTTGTTGAACCGGTCAACATGCTGCTGAGTGTTTTAAGTGGTATTAGTTCAGTACCTACTTCAATAGCCGCATCAATACTCGCAAACCATTGAGCTTCTTCAGGGGTCAAACCATCAGCACGACTCTCACCATACGAACCCACAAAGGTCTGCGCACCGATAGTTGCTAATAACGGTGCAGCACGACCACCCGATAAAATGGTCAGACCTAAACCTGGTGCCATGTTAGCAAGTGACTCGATACCCGCACGAACACCTTCCTGAACAATGTTAAGGTCATCAGGTGTTAATGTTTGGCGTTCTTTCTGTAACGTTTGGATTTCACCGATGAGTCTGTCACTTGCTTCTTGTTTAGCAGCAGCAAGATCTTCGTCTGTTTCAATGCCTAAGTTAGATGCTAACTGTTGTGAAATTTGTTGTGCTTGAAATCCCATACCGATAGGCATAGCACCAAATGGTACTAAATCATCAATACGGTCTGGTGTAGCTTCAGCACCTGCAAGTTGTAAACCTTTACCTTGAATATCGAAACCAACACTGATCGACTTACCCATACCACGGAACGTTTCTTCAATACCTTCAAGCAACCCACCCATCACATCTTCTTGAGCAATGACTGAATTGTTGATGTCAGCAGTGAGAAACTTAGAAGTAGCCGGTGCACGCTTAGTCATACCTTCAAGGTTGATCTGGTCTAACTTCAGCTTATGCTGCACTTGTTCAGGGTTAGACTTGACAGCAAACTCAGGAACACCAGACTGCTTACTTAGCTTGACAGTCTCAGCATGTTGGTCAGGGTTGATCTTGACTGCTTCAGTCATGTTAGCGTTCAACTGTGTTTGCTGTTGATCTTCTTCGTTCAGTCCGAAGCTACCAAGGTCAATATTTTCAAGGTTCAAAGCCATTTAGTTACTCGCTTGTCGTTGAGCTTTCAATAAGTTATCAGCAGTTACCGGTATACCCTTGTCACGTAAAAACTTACTTAACACTCTTACGTTACCAGGTGGTATCTCTGTCACATTTTGTTCTACATCTGGTGCTAGGAAATCAACACCGAATGCACTACGCTCAATAGTAACCCCGCGAGTAAGATCTGACAATACATTAGTGAATTCTTCTGATGACAACGCGCTACCTTTTTGACTTTCACGATGCTTCAATTCACCATCTAACAGGTCATAGAATGCATCAGCCTGTTTACTCTTCTCATCGTTCCACTTGTTCTTCTTGCCTAATATCTGTTCAATAGCTGAAGTGGTCTGTGAGCTACGTGTGCGCCCAACCTGGTGATCAATCTTATCAGCAGATGAACCTGTACCGTTTGCGCTCTTAACAGCACTCACCAGGCTTTTACGTTCAGCAGGTGCAAGCTGGTGGAAGTGTTCAGTCGGGTTGATCTTAGCCAATTCAGTCTTAGGTAACATCATTAGGTCAGAATAACTGTTCCAATCGGTGATGATGGCTTTACCTGAGTCAATACTGCTTTTCTGTTTAGCAGTCAATCGTTCCCAACCTTCAGGGTCTTCAGCCTGAAAAGTTTCAGCACTACCACCGTTGATGATGTGTGATTCAGCATTTTCAAATGATTCAGTCTGCGCTTCATTCGCTGCTTGTTTCTTCAGGTTGAACTGACGCATAGATTCAGTCATCGTTTTTTTACGCAGTTCAGGGTCTTCAATCTTATTGACTTCAGTACGAACATCTTCACGACTATCATACGTGTCAACTAAACGAGTACCCGCAATGATTGCTTGCTGTGAATCAGATTGAATTTTTTCAGTTTTAGCTTTAGCCGCAACCATACCTTCAAGTTTAACCTTGTCAGGACCTTCTAACTTAGCACCATGCTTTTCTAGCATAGCAGCACCTTCATCAGCACTGTTACCTATGGCTGCTGTAATGGCTGTTTTGCTGAATGATGAGTCATAGGTTTGCAACCGTTCGTTAGTTGCTTCCGCACCAATACCTTCCATTTCAGAAGCGTCGATCACCGCTTGACGACCAAGGGCATTCTGCACTGCTAACTTATCAGGCTGGTTCCAATACAGTGAAGCATTCTCGACGGTGTTTTCAACCTGTGAATTGATTGTGGCAACTTCCCAGGCTTTCAACCCTTTAGCTGAATGACGTGTAATGTCAACCTGACTGCGTGTAATGTGCAGATCAGCAGACTTGTCAAACATTGACTTAGCATTAGAACCCAATGACTCACCGTATTGAGTCTTCAGTTTATTAAGTGACTCAGTTGCTGCACCTGCATTGTCAAATGCATTCTTACCCTGGGTATTAAAGTAACCGTTCTGTGGATCAAAGAATAAATTATTTTTATCACGCTCAAATGCCACCAACGCTTCTTCAGCAGAAGTGGTGTCAATACGTTGTTTGATTTGTGCACCGGCTATTGCTACCGACGCAAGACCTTTACCCGCTTGAATGTTCGACTGAAAAGCAGCGTTACCTGTTGCTGCTGAAGCACGTGGTTGTCTGGTGATCTGCGTTTGAACCTGATTCGGTTCGTACTGGGCTACTTTAGGCATTGTTAATCCTTAAAAACTTGGAATGGTGCTATTACCCAACACTGATTGACCTTGGCTAAGTGCAGCACTTTGTGGTGTGAACCATTTATCAGCTACACCTGAACCACCAGCCCCTATTGCAGACGCACCTGCTGCTGATGACACACCACCTAGAATAGTACCAGCGGCATTACCTTTACCAGCAGATTCAGCAAAGTCACCTTCACTACGTGTCAATGATGCACCTGTATCTAATGCATCAGCTCTGTCCTGAAAGTTGCTACGAATACGAAGCGCATCAGCTTCACCAAGTGCAACCGTTTCTTCTTGCAGTTGTAAAGCTGAACCAGATGTCAGGTCGATGTTACCAGCACCGAGTTGTGCACGCTGTTTAGATAACAACTCAGCAGTCTTACGACGTTGAATATTTTCTTGTTCAACACCCGCATTACGAGTTTCTTCAGCTTCATTCTCAGCAACACGTGAATTATATTCAGAAGTAGCTTTTTGAAACTTACCTTGTTTGACTTGTTGATTAGCTGTAAACGCAGCACCTACAACAGCAGTCACTGCCATAATTGTGGTTGGTTCGCACATTAGCGTTACCTCTCTAAATTGAAACGATGAAACAGTTCATTGTCAGGACCATGTGGTATAGGTTCATCAATCGTGAACCCTAACAACTTCAACCATCGAATACTGTTTGTATTCTTACTATGTACCATATTACACAATCGTGGGCATATAGTCAGCATTTCATCGATCACAGGTTTAGTCTGCCTGAAGAATTCTCGCTTATATTTCAACGAACGGTTAGCACCAAGCATCCACACTACACCTGAACCTGTCAACATGTCGCGCTTAACCAGGCCAATCATCACCAGTGGTTCACCATCACACATCGCTATTGTTGAAACGTCAGACATCTTCCAACCTTTCATCATCGACTCTAACGGTGTGTGATGATTCGAGGCCCATACTTCATCAGCATCAGCTTGTCGCATGTCAGCAGCAATGGACTCAATCATTGCAACGGTCGGTTTCACCCATTCAATCATTTAGTTACCACCTACATCAACTTGAGGGATGACCGATAGTATTGTCATCGGTAAAGGTGAACGCTGTTCAATTCTAAGCCCACCACCCTTCGACCACTGTGGTTGTATAAACACTTCTTGCTTATAAGTTTTCAATGCAATTGGATCATAGTTGTCACCGTCAAAACGTGGTTTAATCTCACTCATAGGTGCTGGTGAACCGTCGTCCTGTCGTGGTCCTATGAACCCACCGCGAGAACCTTCAACCTCGATAGTGACCTTTGACACCGATACTGACTGCGCTTTAATCGTTTGACTGGGTGAAGGTGTGTCAATATCCAACGTTTGAATCACCGGTGTATAACTCAAACCTACGTGAACTTTAGATGCAGCACGTTCCAGTGTGATCTGCCCTGATGCAACAACCTTATCAGGTATGGTGTAACCATCAGTCAGAATAGACACTGTTTCACCTTCAAGGTGGTCAAGACCCGTTATGACCGTAGCAGGTACACCTTCGTATGTCAGACCTGAGTCAACATAAAAACAGTTTGCAGCAATTTTTGATTCACGTTTCTCTAACCGTTCAACATAACGAACATCAGACCCGTTTACGTTTCGCTTCACAATCACATAAACAGCATCACGGTCATCTTCATTAATCGACGCAACTGACTCAAATTCACCCTGTGTAGAGTGTTGATGCCAACCCCACACCTGGTGTTCACGTTGGTAAGTTAAACCAAGTAACACACCATCATCACGAACACACCAAACAATACTGTAAGGTTCAGCAGCATAAGCCATCGCTGTGATCTGCTTGTCTTCAAACAAGTGTTCAGCCATCAGTGATAAGTCGTTACCGGTATACTTGTCACTGCTGAACTCGTAACCGAGGTCACGCAACCGAGCACCTTTTTCTTGTAAGAATAATGCTGTACTGTTGATCACAACTGGTGGGACGATAGAACAACCATTGTATGACTGAATTCTCACACCGATTGTTGAAGGTGTAAGCACTCTATCCTGACCTTCTGTCATGATCCACTCACCACCTGACGTTAGAAGTATCAGTGAATCAAGTGGTAACAGGTGTCGTATTTCATTGACCTGCTGTGCTGCAATAGTGAATGTCACTGCATCATCATCACGTGCAGGGTTAGATGTACGCAGCGAGTTGAAGTTATTCACTTGAGTCGTAAATGTAGCTTGTGGTTCATTGTTAGTGTTAGCAAAAACTTGACGCTGTTGGTAGTAAGTCACTGTTGATGGTTTGTTGTCTACACCAGCGAAAGGTTGACGGTCCTGTGGTGGCGCGTCACTTGTAATCGGTGCAATGTTGTAGTCATCAAACGAATTATTGTTTGAGTCACCGACCCATCCATAAATACCTGTACCAACTGACGGGTCCTTATAAACACGGTAATATTCAGCTTCAGCAACAACGCCCCACGTTAAACGGATACCACCAGTTTGTGATAATGACCCAGTGGTGACACTTACTTCAGTAGACGCTAATGACTCAGTACCTGCTGCATCAACTGCTGTTACGACGTAAGCATATGTTTTACTGAAATCACCGAAACCTGAACCGATTGTTGTAGCACCATTCTGTCTTTCTGCTGTACCACCTGAAGTATACGGTGTGTGAGCAGTTGCATCTTCACCGTTGAGTTCAAACGTGTCATTGGTCAATACAGTTATGATAAATGAACGACCGTTGACTTCAGTCATCCCAACAACACTATTGATTAAGATTAAGTTACCAGTGACAAACCCGTGTGCTACCGCTGTGACAACCGCTGGGTTAGTTTGAGTGATACCAGTCACTGTTTTAATCACTGAACCTGCACTGAAAACCGGTGCCGTGACTGTTGTTGAATAGTCAATTGTTGTCAACGACCAGTTGTCATCAGCTAATCTGTTAAGGTTCATAGGGTCGTGACTAGGGTGAACCAGTGTCATGACATCAGCATTCTGTGTGAACCCTAAACGTGGTAATTGTTCTTCAGTGTAAGGTGTAGCTAATTCGAATATTGCAGGACCTCCACCGGCTAAGACTAAACCACCATCTTTGATCACGCGAACCTTCAAATGTTCAAACACTAACATGTAGGTCTGTTCAGTGTTGAAGCTGAAAGGTATCAAACGACCCACCCTAGACGAGTCAGCTAGTTCACCGATGAATCGTAACCCAGGGCGTGAATACACACCACCCTGTGCACGTACAAAGAAGTTTTCGCACAAATGCAACCCAGTAGCATACTTAGTTAAATCAGCACGTGACTGTAACGCTGGTGCAATCTCACCGGATGTAAAACTACGTTGTATGATTTGCGGCATGATTTAATTCCTAATGGTAACGAAGTCGCTTTCACCTACTGATAAATACTGGTCATTCTGGTCAGTGGCAATAGCTGATGCAAGATATTGACGATAAAGCTGTAGTGAATCATTGCGCAATGCTCGACCTAACTCAGCACCAACAATCGGTACAGCAAGCTCTGACGATAACAAGTGCGACAATGCCATAACGAAGTCATCACTGAATAAGTTGGGGTCAGTAACCTTGGCAGCAAAGTCAATGCGTAAGTCTGGTTGATCTGAACCTATCACCTTTGCATCATCGAAGTTGAACACTTCATAAGGTATCTGTCTTCGAATGTCTTTCAATGGCATGACGCGACTATCTAACAATCGTGATGCTACATTGGAACTACCAGCAGGTAATGCTTCATAAGAACCGACTAAACGACGGACCTTCAAACAGTCAACAGGGTATGAATAAGCATAAGCCCAGTTGAAGATGTCAGTGGTGACTGGTGCTAGTGCTCTGATTTTATGATTGAACTGCCACGGGATTTCACGTAAACACCGGTCACGAAGAATGGGGTATTTCAGCTTGCAAACTTGAGCTTGAATACTACCCTCATTCAATGAGTTAATACTACCAGCTCGAATGTTACTTAATGCTAAGTTACATATTTCTACTTCAGAAGCCATGTTACACCTCGATTAGGATTTAGGACCATAGAGTTGTTCAACACGGTCACCGGTTTCACGTTGTAGTTTGATGGTGGTTAGCTGAATACCTACTGACTTGTGAGATCGGTCAGTGTCACTGTGTTCAGATTTACACTCTACAAACGCATAACCACGAACCTCAACGATGTCACCTACTGCTAAGTTGTCAATACCCAACTCTTCAATCATGTCATCGTCGAAACTTAAACTTGTACCATACGGGTAATGGTCACCATCAGAACAGCAAACCATGCCATCAGACTCGTATGATTGTTTCTTAATCTTCACTTGATCTTCAGACATGACACACCTCTACAGAGTTTCAACAGTGCTGGTGGATTCACCTTCACCAAGGAATGACGCATCAGCAATTTCTTTATTGTCTTCGTCATTCTTCTTTTTAGCAGCATTAGCCGCTTTCGTTTCAGCACCTTTACGTGCACGCGCTTCTGCAATCGTTTCAGACTTCAGTGCTTCAAGCCACAACGGTACTTGCTCTTTCTTATCTTTCGACGGGAAAGGCTTTTCAGTGTGAAGTGTTTGACGCTTACCTTCAGGGTCATACAATCGACCACCGTGGAAACCTTTACTTAAAACTTTATAACTTGGCATTGTACATGCTCCCGAATTCATTGAAAGGAGTAGGGACCGAAGCCCCTACAACCATTATGCACCAGTAGTATTAGTCTGGTTACCCATAGAGATACCAGCCGTAATTTTACCCAGTGTAGGCGGTGTACCAGCAACAACGTATTCAATACCTAAGTATCGTTCGTCGATTTCATTTGGTAGCACTTCAACAGGGAACTGGTAACCAGCAACCAAGTCAGCAAGTGGCACCACTTTACTGATGACAGTTGTACCCAGTGCAGTAGTAGCACCAGTTGAGATCTTAATCTCTAAGCTGGTTAACGTGTTAAACGCTTCAGTAACCTGAATCAAGATCGGAATCTTGTTACCTTTACCTTTGTCGTTATTCAACGGTGCAACAGCACCGAACGGTGTACCTGGTACACCCAAGTCGATGACATTGGTGGAGTCAGCAGAAGCTGTGATCACCTGGTCATCAGAGAACAATTGTTGTGCAGATAAGATCATGATGGATCTCCTAATTGATTAAGTGAAAACAAGTGGTATTAAACCACTCGCGCTTCAGCATTGATGATTGCATCGCTTTCACGAATCGGGATACCACGGTAAGTTGTGATTTCTTTACCTTCGATCTCCATCGTTTTCAAACGCACGAAGCTATCAGTTGCACCAGCGTTAGTAGCTAAAGCATCAAGTGCTTCAAGTACATCACGGTTACAATAGATGGCAATTTTACCACCAGCTACACGACGATTCTGCAACTTGTAATATGCTTTACGCATGAAGTCGTAGAGTGCAACAGTACCCGCAGCCATGTCACTGATGTCAATGTTTGCAATACGTGAAACATAACGCCAATCTTTCACAGCCATACCGATGTGCCATGTGAATTTTTCTTCTTTGGCATAGTAAGCGTTACCCTGACCATCAGTAACACGCTGCTCACCCATGTCTTCACGCTGAACACCAGCTTGAGTACCTTTAGGGTAAAGGAGGTTACACTGGTTATCACCCCAGGCAACGAACCAGATTGATGTGTTATCTGCACCAGTACCACCAGCGTCAATGATTTGACCACCGTTAGCAGCAGACTTGTCGTTGAAACGTGGTGCAAGGCCCATGAATTCTTCAGGGTCAGATGCAGTGTTACCGTAGAATACTTTCGAACCTACTTCATTCGACATTGATTCAAGGAACGCTTGAGCTTCCGATAAACGTACAGCACCTTCATTCGTAGACAGATCAAGCAAACGTTTATCAACGGTACTTAGACCTTCAACGAAACCAGTGGTGTCTTCAACCTGCGCTGTTTTACCTTTACTGTTTGGAATGCCTTGGTATAGGCGACCCCATGTAACTGAAGGTAAACCAGTACGAACTGTGTGTAAGTGGGTTGTACCCTTGTTACACTCAACCGCAATAGCGTCTTCCAGAATCGGGTTCATTTCCATCAGCATTTCAATAACAGGGTTGAATTGACCCTGACCGTCTTGCAATTTATAAATATCGATTAAGTCGATAAAGCTATTTCCTAAAGTAGCCATGTTTCACCTCGTGAGTTAGTTAGGCAGTTTTGTCATTTGGATAAAGGAGTGACACGCGATCTTGTGCCTTCGACGTTGGTGTTGTTGTTCCACCAGGTATGTCTTCAGCAGTCAACTTCCCTACCTTGACCATAAACCGGATAACTTCAGGGTGGTTGCCCACACCGTGTTCTTCCAGCAGTTGCTTCAATTCTGGCGTGCCAAAATTCTCAACAGCAGAGCGTGCGACTTTGACACTTTCTTCAAACTTGTCTCCACCGAACTCTTTGTCGTTTTTAGATTTATCTTGCCAGTCATTCATCAACTGATTGAAAGCATCGACTTGACTCTCTGAACTTGCCTGGGCTTGTTTTGCTTGGAAGTCTACAAGTTTCTGCGCTTGGTCCTGAGTCAAACCTAACTCTTTAAAGAGTGGTGCTGCTTCAGTCAACAGTGCAGAATCGAGTTCAACCCCTTCAGGCATAACAAAGTCGGCATAAGTGTCAGGAGGTGTCTGGCTACTTGCATCAGTTTCTTCACCGGTGGCTGCTTCACCATCGGCATTAACATCAGCAGCACCTGTGTCAGTCGCTGCTTCAGTATCGGTTGCAGTCAACACTGTAGAAGTGTCAACGTTATCTGCTTCAGTTTGTACGCCTGTTGTACTCGCACCACCGCCACTAGCAGCTTCGTCACCTGCCTCCGCTTGATATACACGGAAAAGCCAATCTGCATTAATAATCATCACAGTGTTCCTTTAGCATTTTAAAATAATCGTCGGTTGCAGCTTCTTTCAATTCACTGTTTAGCCACAACCCGTGACTACGTTTACCTGCATTGAAAGAGTGCTGATTAGTATCGTTACTGAACATACTCTCAAAAACACCAGCATTTTGCAAACATCGCCACATAAAAGTTCTACCAATCTCTGTACTCATTGTATTACGAATAGCGATTAATTCCAACTCTCTAGGGTCATTATGTTTCTTTTCTTCGTCATACATTAGCCTAACCCCGCACGCTGCATCACTGCACCGAGTGCGTTATCTTCGTTCATATTAGTTTCTGATGCTGTTTTAGCTATGTCAACACCTTGTTGTGCTGATGCCATTGCTTGAGCTTGTGCAGCCTGTTGTGCTTCCGCTTGAGCCATTGCAGCAACTTCATCATCACTACGAATCATAGAAGGGTCAACACCAAGTGATTCAGCGTACTCATCGATCGCACGTGAAGCATTAACTTTGTGACGTGCTTCAGGCCATACTTGAGCAACTTGACTAGTGAACCCAACTAAACGGTCAACTGCACCGGTGGCAACAAGTCGTTGTGCTTGTGCTAATACTGACACATATTCAACGTTAAGGTCACGGTTCTGTAATTCTGGTGGTGGTAATGGTAATACACCATTCTGTTGCAGTATGTTGAATGTACGGTCAATCAGTGGATCAAGTAACTCAGTATGCAAACGTTCAAGTACAGGACCTAACATCAGTAGCTTCTCTTCATGCTTCTCAGCAACTTCACGAGCTGTGATCTGACGACGGTCAGTCTGTGCCAACATCAAGAATAAATCTTCATAGAACGCACGTTGTACACGGTTCTCAACGTTACCAATTTCCTGATTGATTGCATTGATGTCAGGGCGATAGTCATAGATACTACGCAACCCTTCACCGTTCTGGTCATGCCATATAACGTCATTAGGTCCAACTGAACCACCGTTAAGCTTGTTCTTCATTGACGAAGGGCCTTGCAACGGTGGGTTAACAATCTTGTCTAGTGCTTGGTATTTACGACGTTCAGCAAGCTGTAATGCTTTAGTGTCACCAAGTGCAGTGATACCTGGGCAATCAGTTGCATAAACATCTTCAGCAGTAACATCCCAACGTGGTGCTAATATTGGGAACTCATCAAAACCTGATTCACGTAAGAACTTTTCAGTACCTTCTTTTGAACCATTCTTTGCTTCATAATAAACGCTACGCCATGCTTTTTGTTTAGCTAATGGACTCGCATTATCACGGTCATCGTTTGGTTCAATGGCATGGACAATCTTGACCCATGCTTCACTGTTACCAGTCTTCCATTGTTCTAGGACTGACTGACTTACGTTCTCTTCACCGAACTGTTTAATGCATTGACCAACACTGACTTCATATTCACGGTAGAAGGTATCAGCAACATTTTGGCTGTTTAAGCCCAACATGTAGCTACCAACTGTGTATGGTTTACACCAGATGACGTTTTCAAAGTCAGTGTATACACCCATTGCAGCAGTACCGAACACACCCAGTTCTGAATACAACTGATGCAGTGCATTGTAAGTATTCGACTGTGAAAACACTTTATACATGACCTGTTGAACTTCATGCAACCACTGCTTCACTGATTGAATGCTATCAAGCTTAGTATCACCAGTACCCAGTCTGAACCACGGTCTAGCTGGTGAAGTGATACCTGACATCATACCTGACGCAAGTGTGCGTGATGATAGTCGTGACGTGTTGTTGATCTGCTTCGTGTTACGCTTGTAACCTTTGTTACGATCTGATGTAAGGAATCGACCACGATGTGCAAGGTGGTAGTCAGATAGCTCACGATACAATGGGATGTATGACGAACGTTCAGACCTCAGTGCTTCGAGTCGTTTGTTATAACTTCTAATGTTTGGCATTTAAAATTCCTCTACCCATCTGAATGAACCAGATACATCACCAGTAACTGATGCACCATCCAGCCCACGAACACCGAGTGTGAATACTGAACCTGGTCTGAAGTATATACCGGTCCCTTTAATATCTGTACGTCTATCTGACACTCTACCTAACACAGTAGCAGCACCAGCAATGTTACCTTCAACTGTGCCGTTTTCGCTGGTGGACATCACTGAGTTGTTAGTATCAACATCAACAAATACATCGTTACCAACTAGCACACCATCAACGTGTGAGCTGAATTCTACACCTTTGTTACCATCAGTAACGAATGATACCACACCAAGTTCAGCTCTGATGTGATTGTTTTTACCATTGAATACGTCAGAGCTTTTCAGTGTGAACAAGTTATGGAATAGTTCAGGGTTGGTGTTAGTGTTTATTGCTGGAAGATTAACACGTGATGCTGTGAATGAGAACCATCGATCAGATGCATTGACTTGGCGTTCAGGTCCAATTGTACCAGCACGCCATGAACCAGTCTTCACCTGAACATCATCACCTGAACCTGCTACACGTCTAACCACACAACTAATGGGTAGTGTTGGGTTCTTCAAATGACCTACGTTCTGTGTATTACCTACAATGATGTTGTGGAACTCAACCCAACCCTTTGCACCAGTGTGACAGTAGAATCTGATCGGTGCTATTGACAGATAACCGAATGTTATAGCGAACAGGTTACGGTTGGTGAAGTCAATGTTGAAACCGCTTGGTCCTGCACCATCTAACTTGTCAACGTTCCATGCTGTTTGTGGTGTGAAGTTCTCGTTGTCATTTTCAATGAACCATATACCTGGGTTAACACCCTGACTACCGATAGCTAAACCATCAGCATCATTCAACAGACCATGTATGACATCTACACCAGATTGAAACTCAGTTTGGTCATGTGTGATCATGGTCAATGACTCATGACCTGCACGATAACGCACAGCATCAAGTGATTCAAGGCGACCGATACCAACACCCACACCACACTGCACTGCTGCATCACTGCCCACACTACTGATTGAACCAGTACCTGTTGACTTGTCTTTAGAGTCTTTAGTTGATAAACCGTAGTGGAAGTTGATACTGACATCATCAATACGCATACCCACAGTCAGTTCACCGAACTCAGTTACAAAAGCATCTTTGCTACCTTGACCGATTGAACTGGGATCATGTTGTGTGAACTCAGTGACCACCAATGACGAATGGTCAGTTGTAGCTAACGCCCACACTCCCACATCGTTAAAGGGTAGTATGAACGGTGCATCATCCCCACCGAGTATATGAAAAGCAGTGTTACCCCTTGCAGGTTTCAGATCACTGAATACAATGCGAACAGCATCACGATGTGCCTGTAAAGTTATAGGATTTAACCCGATGTTGACTTTCACATACTGAGTTACATCGAGGTTAGCAACACTGGTTGTCATGATTACTGTCCTAGCAATGTTTTAGTTGATGTTGCTGCACCGTCAGTCACACCACGTGAACCAGTCAGGATAGTGCTTCGACCACCTGCTTGACCTGATGCTGCTGAACGACGACGACTATCTCTACCTGCTGTAGTCTCACCACCTGGTGCAGTTGGTGCAACTGCTGCTTCCGGTACTGCTGGTGGTGGTGGTGGTGCTGATGGTGATCCTCCGCACATGGTAAATCTCCTATTAGAATGAATGATTAAATATTATCACATGTATTCATCTGAGTCTAAACTACTTAACGGGTTGTAGTCACCACGTTCTTTGTTACGCACGTAAGGGTTGTGGTCCAGATGACCACGTGGTGTCTCACGTTTAGGTACAGGTTCAGCAAATGTTAAGTATAGCGCATCAGCCCAGTCAGGTGACACACCGAGTCGCTTCTTCATTTCCTTCTTACGTTCTAGCACCAGTTGGTCTTTATCGTTGTGACCAAACTCGCGTGATGTCAGTTCAATCTCCAACTGTGGATCGTTAGGAATGGCACCACCGTCGAGCAACCACTGCCTGCAGTGTGAACCCATTTCAGCAGTACGCATCTTGAAGTGTTTAGCATCAGCAGCATTATCACCGAAACCCACATCAATGACATGGTAACCAAGCTGACGCATCCTATCAGCAACAGGTCCACCCATTGAACCTTTATCCATGAAGCTGACATCAGGTTTGTGACGATCAAGTATCATGGTAAGCAGTGACACAACCTTCATTGAATCACGTGACTTTTCACCTGGTATCTTGTAAACCTTTTCAGACTTAGCATCTTTACCACGACGGAACTGTATCATGCAGTTATCTTCACCACCACGTGCCATGTCAATACCGCAGATCAGTGGGTCATCACCAAGGTAAGCACCACTACCGCGACGCATTGCATCATATACAACATCGGATGGTATGAACTGCATGTCACCGCCATGCGGGAACATACCACGCACACGAACCTTAACAAAGTCACTGTCTTCACCGAAATCATCAATCCAGGTTTGAATCAATCGCTTGTTCGTCATCTTAGCAGTACGACTGTCAATCTGCTTGGTTATCCAACGGTGACTGTTCTTTCTGAAGCACTCATAAAATGAACCATTGTTACGTGTTGGGTTACCGAAACAAATATGCATTGGTTCACCATCAGTCAGACCACCTTTAGCAACTTCCCATATCTTTTCAGGTATAGCTGAAGCTTCATCGAATAAGTACCACGGTGTTGAATCTGCTGCATGTAGTCCAGCGAATGCTTCAGAGTTTTCTTCACGACAAGTCTGTGCATCAACACGCCATGAATCTGGATAAGCACGATGTACAATTGACATAGCATTCATCTGGAACCAATGACCGGTGATGCAGCGTGCACGCCACTTGGACACTTCTGACATCGTTTTAGTCTTGAGCTGGTCACCAGTATTAGCAGTGACAACGCCTTTTGAATTGGGTCTGGTAGACATGATCCACATGATAAGCCATGCAGACAGTGCTGATTTACCGATACCATGACCAGATGACACAGCAACCTGAACAGGATCAACAGGGTCAACACCGTTGAACTTCCGTTCTTTAACAGCGTCACCGATTGCATTGAGGATGTCAATTTGCCAGGTATCAGGACCATCGAAGCCGTGAAGTGATGAACCTTCTTCACCCCATTGAAACGCCATCATGACGAAGCCTAGTGGGTCATCGTAGTATTTGCTGACTTCATCAGCGAGTTGAATATCTATGTCGGACATGTGTCACCATCATCACCGTAGAATGGGTTGCTCATCATCGCAGACGACTAACAGGGTGACGGACTGTTACCCGCTTTTACGATGACGATGATGAGCTAGATCTAAATAGTAGCATGGTTGCTTATAGGAATGAAACCTCTTCATCATCAGCCTTACTCAAACGGTGTCTAGCAGCAACTAAGCGGTCCATGACATCAGCATCAGTGCTGACCTTAATCTTGTCAGCAGCGAACGCATCAACACGCTTGTGCTTACCCACCATGTTAAGAGCTGTGTTACTGGCTGTGATATTACCTTGTTGACGTGCAATGCGGTGATTGTCCACCATCTCATACAGCAACCAGTCAGTATCAATCATGTTGTCTTCGAGTCGTTTCTCTAATATGCGAGATATAGTGTCACTGACTTCTTCTTCTTTTAACAGCGTGTAACCATAATCAGCTACGAACCCTGATGCTTCTGCTGCACGTCTTGGTGCAAAGTCTTTTAGGTACTCGATGACAAACACTGCCCTTTTCGTTGGCAGGTTAATCATATCACCTATCTTTAATCTACTCATTTGATGACCCTCCGTCACACTGTGTCTGTTCACCATATGATAACCCATTAATCAGAAAGTCACCATGTATTGAGTTAAATGACACGTTTTATGGATTCTACCAAATTCCACCAGCTTCAATGTGAACATATGTAGATTTCAATCCTAGTGGTTTTATGTTTTTAGTTAAAAACGTGTCATTTGATCAAAATAAAGGGTATAAGAGTAACAGAATCAACAGCTTAACTAATGACACTGAACGTGTCAAACTCGTCATAAACGTGTCATTTCACTGTCATGTGTCATTTCCCTTGTAAATCAACAACTTATATCGTAATCGACGTGCACAGAGTCCATACAACGTGTCAATATGTCAGCGTTACGGTCATTTACCCCAGTGACACAATGACACAGAACGTGTAAATGAGAATGGTAATCGTTTATGACACGTTCCATGACACTATTGACACGTTTCAAGTGATTATGTCTACAGTTAATTGACACGTTGTGACAGAATGGTATAATCACAGGTAAATGTATTAAAGGGTTAACACCATGAACATTAAAATATTAGCTGAACAATTAGGTATTGCAGACTATCTTGATCTTGTTGTGAGGGTTGAAGTCTTAAATAGAGAATATAAACTAGGTTTGAGTTCATCAGAATTCACTCGTGCCCAGTACGACACTGTTAGATCTCTACTAGATCCAGTTTACCTGGTGAAACTATTGAACACCGGGAACAGTGACAGAAAATATGATTACACGAGTACACCTGATTTCCCCCACATTGATCAATGGGTGTCTGACAATATTCTCAATGGTTTTAGCACTGCTGATATTAAGCATTCATTACCTGACCATATCACACACCGTGGTCACCAAGTGATAGCCTCAGTCATGCGTTCTAATGGTTATGAGAGTAAGGTAGTAACCTTAGACACAGGTGGTCAGGGTCGTCGTTGGTTCAACGATGAAACATGGAACAACGTATCATTTCTTTAATGCAATAAAAAACCACCGTGAAGGTGGTTACATTTTAACTAGTCTATATTTACCGTTACCGACGTACTGTATCACCCAGTCAGTCGGTTTCTCTTTAGCCTCACGAGCAAACTTAGCCTCGTACACGTTCATTAATACCCCCGCTTACCTTTGCCAATGATTAACACAACAACCCCGTCTATCAGTACCAATGTACCACCTGGTGTAAATTCGAAACTAAGCATGATAATACTCCTTTATAGTCCAAACAACGGATCAGCACCGATGAACACTTCATCAGGTACGTCATCCCACTCTTTTCTCAAAGCGTCAAAGTCACCTTCATTCCAACACCTTAAAAATTCAATACCATCACCGTCACCCAGTGCATACGCGATAGCAGCAGTTGCAGGGTTGTTACGTGAATCAAACTCATCTATGACCTGTTCACGTTCAGTGACAATAACCTTCAATCGGTTGATCTGTATATTCTGTTCACGTATCTCAGTGATAACGTTTTTGAAGCACTTGTCACCATCAAGACCTTTCTGTGCAAACTCTTTGAGGTCTAACACTTGTTGAAACAAACCATTGTCACGAGCTATACAGGTTCGTGTGATGTCTTCCAAACAGACTTCAAGTTCACGGACCCGACCACCGAATGGTTCAAACCGTACAATCTTACTAGCTGTAACAGTGCTGAACCTGGTGATAGACATCAGGCTGTGCTTTTCTGTAAATTCACCGTTGTCATCTTTGAAGTGAACAGTGACACACTCATCAAATTTATCCATTGATCACCTCGATATTCACGTGACACTGGTCAGTGCAATACCACACGTGGCTGCGATTATACAGCGGATTGTTAAGCAAGTGACCACCGGTTATACGCACGTGGATCTGTGGTCGTGGATCTGTGGCAGTGCTGCTAACTACACCGATAGTCACGTCATCCTTATCCTCTTTTAACTCGCGACCCATGTACCAATGACCCTTCTGGTAGCTACTGGTTACTCGTACCTTGGTGCCATTTTCAAACTTATCCATTGATCACCACCCCTACTATCATCAATAGTAACGATGCTTCCAGGATGATAGTTGCTTTCATTAATGTGCTCATAGTCCTATCCTTGGTTGAGTTGTTGAAGTTGGCACCGCTTTAGTACGATGACCAACATAAGGTTTGCGCACCAGGTCTTGTAGTGACTTGGCTTTAAAACGCTGTTCATCGTTAATGCGACCAACCATTGCACCTTGACGACGTTGACTATGACGACCGATGTTAACCAGCGTCAGAGTTTCTTTACCTGGTTTGTTGCAAGCCACACAGAAGCAGTTTACATTTCTGTGGGTCAGTATCATTTCAGACCCCAAACAGACCACACACCGTTGATCCGCACTGCACGTGAGCAAGTGGTGTAACCTTGCTTCTTTGCTTCAGCTATGCACGCTGACAAGCTATTACCCTTGATCATGGTCAGCGTCCTTTATGCAGTGGTCGATCTGTTGACACACTTGCATTGCAATAGCATGGTCCACTTCATTGAACAAGTGGTTGAGTTCATCCCACGATGATTGTGACTTGTCGTTCATCACCACAGCAGTGCTTGATAGCTCCAACCCGTGAACATGAAACGTGATTAATAACTGAGGCACACCATCGATGTTAGCACTCTTCGTGAACAACACTTGACGGTTACCACAGTTAAACACCTTAGCAAATTTAAACATTGTCACCACCGTTGATTAAACCTAATTCAAGTGCGAGAACAGGATCGTGTCTCACTACTAATTTCGCAAAATGGGTGTTAAGGCAAAAGAACGCAATAGTACCACCAGAGAATCCATAATAACTACTTTTCTCAGCTAAGTAAGCAGTAACGTATTCAGGTGTACTACTAGACACTTTCCATTTACCCGTAACTTTATCTTTATACATATTAAAATGAGTCCACAAGTCAGGCCATGATAACTTAGCACCTTCTTTGTAATTACTTTCTTCACCGACTAGACTTCTCAACCTAGCTATCTCAGCTTTAGCTTGACGCTTCTGCTGTCTTCCATACCGTTTACTCATCGGTTGTCACCTTTGTTGATTAATTACGATTAGTATAGTGCTACATTGTCCCACACGTCAAGCAGCAGACACAAAAAAGCCCAACATTACGTCAGGCTTGTTATAGATATCACATTTTAGTTTGAGCCGGTACTACCGAACCCACCAGCGCGGTCACTGTCAACCAGGTCATCGACCTCAATCAAGTCAGGACCATGAAACGTTGTGACCACCATTTGAGACATGCGGTCACCACGGTTGATGTGTATCGGTTTAACACCAAGGTTGATCAACAGTGCTTTAACTTCACCACGGTAATCTGAATCAATAACACCAGCCATAACATGTAACCCGATACGCACAGCGTGACCTGACCGTGGTCGAACTTGACCAACCATACCTTCAGGGATTTCCCACGCGAACCCAGTACCAACAAGTTCACGTTCACC